AGAGGAAGAAGATTTTTCTTCAGAAGATGAATGTTTCGGTTTCGGTTTATGTTTCTTCTCAGAGGAAGAAGATTTCTCTTCAGAAGAGGAAGAAGGCTTAGGTCTCGGTTTATGTTTCTTTTCAGAAGAAGAAGATTTCTCTTCAGAAGATGAAGAAGATGGTCTCTGAAATTCCTTTAAATCGGAAGATTTTTTGAAACGTTTAGTTTCCTTAGATGATCTAGACTTTTTAATGGGTCTAGTATGTTTTTCCTCGGATGATGAAGATTTCTTTTTTCTAACAATTTTTACTTTTTCCTCGGAAGAAGATGAAGATGATTCTAAAACAATTTTAATTTTCTTTTCCGATGAAGATGAAGATGAAGACGATTTCTTTCTCTTTATAATTTTAACTTTCTTTTCCGAAGATGAAGATGAAGATGATGAAGATGAAATTTTCTTTTTTCTTACTATTTTAGCTTTCTTTTCTGAGGATGAAGAGGAAGAAGATGAATCATAATCACGTCTTGATACATGAGGAGAAGATTTAATATTAAAAATAATTTTACCACTTGATATGTCAGAACTACTTGTTGATTCGGATGAACTATTCGATTTATTTTTCTTAACAAATTTTCTTGATTTGGTTGATAATTTTTCTGATTTATGTGGCGATTTTAAAGGAATATTTTCCCTATTCTGAAATATAGGGGGATATTTCTGGGGCATTTTATCTTTAAAAAATTAGATTGTAATTTTATTTAATTTTATTTTATTTTTAATTTTTTTCTATTCCAAATTTTCACTAAAAAATATCCCGAATTATATTTCAAAATTATATTAGGAAAATATCTCAAATTATCGTAAAATTGTATTAGGAAAAAATATCCCAGAATATAATTATAGAAATTTATAAAATTTATTTATAAATTCAGAAATGCTATCCTTCTTTCTTTTTCACTGCTGCTTTTGGAACCGGTTTTTTATGCCGTGAATTTAAGAAAACAAATATAATAACTATTAATAATACTGCTATTATAGTTCCTATTATTGCCCATTTATATTTACTCCAAATAGAAGGTCCAGTTGTACCTGACGTTCCACCTGTTTGACCACCCGTTGTACCTCCTCCTCCTCCACCTCCACCACCTCCTCCAGTTGGTCCTATTACTGTTCCTGTATTTCCTGTTTGACTTCCAGTTGGACTACTAAAATTACAATTTGTAGATTCATTAATTGGTCCAACATTAATTGTACCGCCACTGTCTATAAAATTCTGAACTTGTTGACAAACTTCAGTTGCACAATCTGAAGTAGGATTAATATCTGATGGAATTAAAAAGTAGGTACTATTGGCACAAGGTAAATACCAACATCCATCATTAAATTCGTTAAATACTTTTTGGCCAACTTCAGCAGTTTTAATAGATTCGTACACTGAATTATTAGCTCGACTAACACATGAACAATCTGGAGTATTATTTGCTAAACAATAATTACTATATGCTGTTTGTGCTGCATCGGGATTAGCTAAAGCCCATGCTCTACATAATGATCCACTTGTTCCAGTATCTAAGAAGTTAGAACATACAGGAGTAACTGTACCATTTGAATTCAATTGATTTAAAGTACTCGTAGGAGCTCCTGGAACTGCAGGAAAATTAGGACAAGTATCTGATTGTTGTATACAAAAATTAGGCATAATAGTATCATTATAACTATCGTTAGCTCCAAATGCAGAATTCCAAGTAGCAACATTTGCAGGATTATTGATTATATCACTTGTATTATAAGTACAAGTTACAGATTTACTATAATCTGTTAATAGTGTTCCTGGAACAGCAGTCCATGCAGCTGTCCCTGTTACTGCTCCACTAGAAAATGTTGGACAAACTGCAGGATTCACTCTTATACAATATGAATATTGTTCAGCACATAAAGTACCTTGACAACTTCTTAAAGGTCCAGGTATATCACCCGGATCACAAGGAACAAGATCTGTATTAAAATCACAACTACCAAGCGAACATTTATCTCCATAGGGTGCGTAAACAAGATTTACAGGTGGAGGAGTTGGCGGTGGAGGAATGGGACCAACATTCTTTTGAATAACATCTCCAGAAACTGTTGTAGAAGTAATAGACATATTATTTGAAAATCACTTAAAAATTTCTCAAGGAGATTGTAATCTCAAAAAAGAACATAAAAATTTATTTATTTTATTTTGTATATTTTTTATTTTAATTTTTTTTATGAAATCTTGAATACAGATTTTAGATTAAAAATGCAGATTTTAGATTAAAAATAATATATATTAATATATATTATTTGATTGCATCTTTTGGAACAGATTTTTTATGTCTCGAGAAAAAGAATATGAGTATAATAATTATTAATAATACAACTGCTATAACTCCTATTATTACCCATTTATATTTACTCAAACTAGAAGAACCTGCTGCTCCAGTTGCACCATTTCCTCCATTTCCTCCACCAGTTCCTCCGGTAGTACCATTTCCTCCAGTTGGTCCTGAACCTCCTGTCGTACCGGATGAACTTGATCCAGCTATTGATCCTGTTAATGAACAATTTAATAATTCATTTGACGAAACACCATTAATTGTACCACCATCATTTATAAAATCCTGAATGTCACCACAAGCAGTTTGTTCACAACTTGACCCAGGATTAGCACTTTCCGAAGAGGTTAAAAATAATAATGGAATTGAACATGGTAAATACCAACATCCATCATTGAAAGAACTTAATGTTTGTCCCAAGGGAGAAGCTTTAATGGATTCATATTCTGAATTATGTGCTCTATTAATACAGGAACAATCTGGAGTATTATTATTTGAACAATAATTATTGTAAGCAGTTTGTGCTAAATCTGGGTTGGAAGATGCCCATATCCTACATAATGCTCCACTTGGTCCGGTATCAATAAAATTGGAACATGAAGACAATTCATCTGCACTACTTGTAGGAGCACCTGGGATAGGAGGGTATGGTAGACAATTTTTTGATTGTTGTACACAAAAATTGGGCATAATAGTATTAACATAACTATCGTTGGTTCCAAACATTTCCACCCAAAGAGTTACATTACCTACATTGTTGAACGTGGATGTGTTATAGGTACATGTTACAGATTTTGTATAATTTCCCTTATCAGCTACATTACTAATAGGATCTGTCCATGCAGCAGAACCTGTACCGGTAGAAAATCTAGGACAAATATTAGGATTTAACATGAAACAAGAATTCTGTTGCCTACATGAGTCACAACCAGGAAGAAGAGGTCCGGCAATATCACCTGGTTTACATGGAGTATAACTTGAATTTTCCGTACATCCCGAACCACAACTTCCTGTTGCATATATTCCAGGAAAGTTTGGTGCACCTGGACCGGGTGGTCCTTGTTGTCCAACTATTCCACTTACAGTTGGTGAAGAAGGGGATGAAGGAATAGAAGGAATAGAAGGTAAACTCATAAAAATTAGAACATTTGATATTTTTATATACAATTTTATTTTATTTATATATTTTATTCAGAATTTAATAAATAAAAATTTATTCTAAGATGGAATAAAACCTAAATTTCATCCTAAGATGGAATAAAACCTAAATTTCATTTTAAGGTGAAATTAATAAATCTTAAAATTAACTCGAAATTTTATTAGAATATAATGTTTATTTATTGAATTAATAAATAAATAAGATAGGAGAATTAGAATGATCGTACTTCTACTACTCTACCACTTTGTGGTTCTATATATTGATGTTGGACATGTGTAGGTGACATTACATATCTTGGTGCAAAATCTGTTTCTGCACTATTCTGTATTCTTTCTATTCTATTGTTATTTCTACTCATTACAATAATGAACCAAATTAATAAGATGACAAAGATTGCTGCTACTACTATTGCAACCACCATCCATCCCCATTGATTCCACCAAGATTCAGTATTACTAGAAGTTCCACCTGTGAAAGGACTACTCAATACTGTACAATCTGGTGTATTCTTCTGAGTACAATAATTAGTGAAGGTTGTAGTTGCTTGAATTGGATTAGCAGTTGCCCAACTCTTACACAATTGACCACCTGCACCTGTATCCCAATACATTGAACAATTTGGAATTGGTTGACCTGTACTTGGATCAACGGGGCAGCTAGTTGAAGTTTGACTACAAAAGAATGGAGCAATCTGAGTATTATAGTTAGTATCCTGCCCAAATTGATTAGCATATGCAGAAACGTCTTCTACTTGAGTAAAATCATCTATTTGATAGGAACAATTAACTTTTGGAGCAGTGTTCCATGTCGCTACAGGAGTCACATTTGGAAAAGACGGGCAAGTAGCAGGATCTAAAGTAGAACAAGAGAGTTGATTTGTACACTGTCCTGAACAACAACTAACCTGTTGATATGCCCAGTCTCCATCATTACATGGAACTTGTAATGTATTTGTATTACAGGAACTACAATCTGAACATGCAGCTGCTCCTGGATTATATGAATTAGATACTGATGTTTGAGTAACTATCTCAGTAACAGTCGCTATACTAGCTGGAGTAGTGATTACTGGAGGTAAACTCATTTTTAATTTTTAAGTTTCTTTTATTTTTCTTAAAAAATAAAAAATTTTTTCTTGGATTTATAATAAAGGAATATTTAACTTCAAAAAATTGTAAGTAAAATTCAGCTAACTTTTTAATTTCGAATTTCAGGTAAATTTTTTAATTTTGAAATTCAAGATATTTTTAATTTGAAAATTTAACTGCTTCCACTTATTAGAGAACCTTGATCTGGAGTGTCTACACTGACATTGTTGTAAGCTTTACTAGTTTTGTAATAAACTTCATACCAAACAAGGAAAGCTATAACAGCTATAGCAGCAAGAAGTAAACCTATTAATAAAACTATAGTTAAAATTGCCATCTTTAAAAATTATCTTTGGATTTTTAGTTTTTATATTCTGTCGAAAAAAAATTATAATTTTTCTTTCGAAATATAAAAAAGAAAAAAATAGATTAATAAATGGGTCCCACAAAGGCTACCAATTCAGCTAAACTTGTTGCAAAAACAATTACAGATATTGGAGTTTCAGTTTATCAGGGATGTAACACAGCTATTACTGAAGATCAAAGTTTAACTGTAACAGCTACTGATGGATCTACAATAAATATAGGTGATATAGACTGGACACAAGTAGTTAATTCAAATATAGCATGTGTACAAAGTTCAACAACTTCAACTGCAATAGACAATGCAATAGAGCAAGCTGCTCAACAAACTGCATCCGCAACAAATCAGGAATTTAATATATCAGGTGAAACTGAATCCAATAATACAGTAACACAGATAGAAACAGTTAAAAATGCTATTAGTTTAGCATTTCAACAAGAATGTACAGGACTAATAAGTCAAAATCAAAATGTAAATTTTACGGCTGCTGATGGATCTACTGTCACTGTAGGAAATTTAAATTGGCAACAAACAGCAGATGCTGTTTCCCAATGTGTTCAGGATACAGATGCTGTTACTAATGCAACTAATAGTTTATCTCAATCATTAGAACAAACTGCAACTGCAACTGTAGAGAGTTTCTTGGGTCCATTCATTGCTATCATTATTGTAATCGTGATAGTTATTGGATTAATTATTTATAAGGGTGTAGGTGCAGTTACAAACTGGAGATTCTTATTAGTGGTAGGAGGAGCAGTAGTATTATATTTTATAGCAGCTTTAATCTTCAAATGGCCTCCATTTCAAAAGAAGAGTAGTGATAGTAATAGTAGTAACGGAAGTGGAAGTGGAAGTGGAAATGGAGGAAGTAGTTGAAAAAAAATGTTAACTCTTCAAGTGAAAAATAATTAAAAACTTTTAATTATTTATATTCTAAATTTGAATTTTGGAGACTTATGAGAGATTATACTATTATGAGAATTTTCTACAGAAAAAATATATTCTACTAGGATTGAAGGGATGATTTCTAATTTGGGAAATCTTTTTCTAATTTCTAATTTCCCAGATTTTCTGGTGTTTGAGATTTTCCTAAACTTTATTGGATCTCTTGGTATTCAGGAACATCAAATTTTCCTATATTCAGATGGTGATTGCAGTTCTCAGATATAGTTCTAACAATCCGTTGAGCATAGATCTTTTGAAACTTAGATCTTTCTTAACTTAGATTATCAAACATCACAGATTTTTTTTGAATTTTGAAATCGTAGATTTCTTAAAAATGATCTTCCAAATTGAAAATTTAAAATCCAGATTCTAATTTCGCAGTGAAAAAATCGACCTCAACCCTCCCAAAAATGGGAAGAATTTCTAAATCAAAAATAGAAACAAAATAATATGTCAGATAATGTACTCTCAGGATTTTCCCAACTCTTGAAAATTCCTGGAGAAGAAAAATTAATAGAACAATTAATTAAAAATCCTAATTTAGATATTTTTAAATCGAGTAATCCTAATAATTCAAAAAGTTCTCTATCAGATCTATTTAAGGGACCTCATGTCAATCCTCTGAAATCTGAAACTTCTACAAATCCTTCTAATTCCTCAAGTAAAACAGTAACAAACGGAGGTTCTGTAACAAATGGAGATCCTATAATAAATGGAAGTTCAGGATTAGGAATGGATTTTTCTGAACTTATTAGGAAAACTATGGGTGTTATAAATAATAATAACAGTGAAGAAATCCGTGCTAATAACCAATCGATAACAAATTTATTCAAATCTCCTGGCACTCCAACTGATTCTACATTTAAATTTCCTACATATGGAACAAAATCTTCTGATTCAACAGAGACTGCTTATGGAATTGAACCTGCTGAATCAAATGACTCTGACAACATTTATGTAAATAATAACCAACCTATTAGAAATAATGTAATAAGTGTTAATCCTCCTAAAGATAATCTCATTTCGAATTTATCTTTTGATAAATTGATACAACATCTTCAAAATAATCCACTCTCGTCGACCAAATCATCAACTATTCCAACTTCTTCGGTTGTTCCGACTACTCCGACTACTCCGACCGTTCCAACTACTCCTGTTCCAGTTCTTAATCCATTTGCTCAAATTTCTCAGCAGTTTCAACAAGAACAACCACAGACACAACAAATACAACAGATACAACAGACACAACAGAAACCATTTTCTTTACTTTCTGTTCCAACATTTACTCCTTCTTCTACATCATCTCCGTTTTCACAACAATCTACTACTCCTACTACTCCTACTACTTCTACTCGTTTATTTTCTATTCCAACAATTACCCCTTCTTCCACTTCTATCGGACCTATTCCTACTGCTCCAACTACTTCTATATCTCAACAAACATCTACTCCTTCTCATATGTCTTCTCCTTTATTTTCTATTCCAGTTGTCACTCCTATATCACCTCAACTTCAATCTCAACAACCTCAACAATCAATTGCAACTTTACCATTATTTCAATCTATTCCAATTCCGACAGATAGTAAACCACTTCTAACTGTTCCAACTTCTTCAATTTCAGATACTCCAGCGTCTTTTATGCAGGAAAGGAAACATGAAACAGTTACTGTCAATGCGAGTATTAGAGCTAATGATGAAAAACCAGCTTTCAAAGGTGAGGAAGATATTATTGTTCATGCATATGATTGGAATGAACAAGATGAATACAATCCAGATGGAAGTTCTATGACAGTTAATTGTTGGGCACTAGGAAGGAATGACGAACCTTATCTTTTAAGAATTAATAATATGTATATTTCCTGTTTTCTAGAATTAAATGCAAAAGTAGACGGTAAGTTATTTCGATGGGATGAATATCACATTAGGAAAGTAGGAGAATATATTAATAAGTGTATGGGAACAAATAAACCAGAATATATTATTCCTACTTATATGAAGAAATTATATTACTACAGAGATAATCCAAATTTAGGTGAAAATGGAATTGCTAAATATCCAATGCTTGCACTCGTATTTAGAAATCATGAACAATTAAAACATTGTAAGAATCTTATGACGAATAAACCTCGATTCATTAATGAGATAGGTACAGTAACAAGTAACATTTGGGAGAGTGATATTTCTTCCATCAGGAAGATGTTAACATTAAGGAAGATGAAATATTCTCAGTGGTTTAGTACTAGAGGAAGATTGGTTCCTGAACATGAGAAGATTAGTAAATTAAAGAACGAATTCTATATAGATTTCAAGAATATTAATCCCATTGATCCCAATGAGAGTAAATCTTGGGTGACACATCCCAGAGTATTCTCAGTAGATATTGAAACATATTCTGATAATAAGAAAGCTCTTCCTAATAAAACAAATCCTAATCATCCAGCATATCTAGTTACGATAGTATATCAACGAACTGGTCTTCCAGAAACTAGACAACGATATGCCATTTTCATGGGTGAATTCTTCAAGGAATTAGAGAAAGATTACAAAGTTATTAAAGTAAATACTGAAGTAGAATTATGTGACAAAATGTGTGAATTAATAGGTGAATTAGATCCCGAAATATTAATTGGATGGAATATATTTGGATATGATTACCCATATTTAGATGCTCGTCTTCAAATGAGAAATGAAGAATGGAGTAATAAAGCTTCCAGAATTATTAAGAAGAAACCATTCTTAAAATCATCAGATTGGACATCTTCTGGATATGGAATTAATGAGATGAATATCTTATTGATGGAAGGTAGAATTAATATAGATGAAATGATGGTTGTAAAGAGAGATTATAAATTACCAAGATATAATTTGGATACAGCAGCTTGGAAATTTGTGAAGAAACATAAGAATGATATGACTGCAGAGCAGATGTTCATTTTCTATGAAGAGATGGATACAGCAATCAAACTATTTAATCGAATAGTAGAAGATTATGACGATGATGGAAATCCTAAATTCTTTGATAATGTTTCACAAGAAGTTATAGATCAAGTTGCATTGAAACTTCAGAATGCAATGGATAATATGGAGAAAGTTGTGGATTATGGTATTCAGGATTCAAATCTTCCTATGGATATCTTTGATAAGATTAATACATGGATTGGTTTAGTTCAGATGTCTAATATCGTTGGAGTAACTATCACTGAAATCTTTACAAGAGGACAACAAATTCGAGGATTATCCCAATTATATGATTTAGCTCATGATCCGAAATATAATTATGTTTTGGATAAGAAGCCTGCTAGTAAGATTGATTGGGTTGGTGGTTTCGTTAATGACCCAGTAGCAGGATTACATGAGTTTGTTAGTTGTTTAGATTTCAAATCTCTATATCCAAGTATTATTATTGCATTCAACATTTGTTACACTACATTTATTCCATTTGAATTGATGGATAAGATTCCAGATGAAATGTGTAATGTTATAGAATGGGACGAAGTTCCAGATGAAAATGATGACGATGATGACGATGATGAGAAGGAGAATGGTGCTCTTGATGAGGATGGAATTCGTAAGAAGGCTCCTAAACAGATTACTCATTACAAATATAAGTTTATTAAGAAGGAATATAAAGAGGGATTGCTACCTATTTTAGTAGGTAATCTAATTAGTGAACGACGAAGGGTAGTAAGATTAGCTAATGCAGAGAAAGATCCTGTTACAAAAGTTGTATTAGATAAGACACAATGGGGTCTGAAGATTTCCGCCAATTCTGTATTCGGTATGTTGGGTGCAGAAACTGGAAAACGACCATTAGTAGAAGCAGCAATGTGTATTACAGCCATGGGTCGAATGTTAATTGAAAAAGCTAATAAGATATTAACAGAAGAATTTGGAATGATTATTTTATATAATGATACAGATTCTACTTTCTTTAAGAATCCTAAAACAAAAACTGCAATGGAAGCTATCAAGGAAGCACATGAGTTAGAGAAGATTATTTCCGCTAGATATCCTGATCCATTGTATTTCGAACATGAGAAGAGTGGTCGAGTATTGTTAATTAAGAAGAAGAAGTATGCATTTTGGCATTATGATTTGAAGACTGGTGAATTGAAAGATCCTGACAAAGATGATGAAGCTATTCTAATGCGAGGTATTGTATTAGCAAGAAGAGATAACTGTCAATATCAACGTGATTTCTACTACAAGATTTTATATGGAGTTTTGCAGAGGAAGAGTAGACAGGAGATTATGGATATTATTTTGAAAGAAATTACTAGATTATATCGTCATGAAGTTAAATGGGAAGATTTAACTATGATTAAAGGATTAGGTGCACATTATAAATCTGATACTTATTTTATGAAAGTATTCTCAGATGAATTAAGGAGAATAGGTAAACCTCAACCTCCAGGAAGTCGATTGGATTATCTAATTGTTGAAGATAATCGCGGTGAAACTTTGTTGGGTAAGAAGATGCGACTACCTGAAACTTATCTAGAGAGAAAGGGAACTGAGGAAGAAGAGAAGATTGATGTATTATATTACATTGAGAAAGTAGTTACCAATTGTATCGAACAATTGTGGCAGATTGGATTTAGTGATGAAATTAAAGAATTGGAACCTAAACATCAATATGAAGATTTTATGAATATTCTTAATATTCTAATGAATGATGAAAAGAAAGGTGGATTCTGTAGGGAAGTATTCCATAATTGTGGTGGAAATCCATTCAGTGCCTATGATATTATCCATGGAACAAAAGGAATGAAAGGTAAAGCTGAAGATGCATATCGTCGCTTGAAAGGAATGCATGCATTTATCCCGAGATTATCCTTGAATCCGATTAAGATGTTGAAGAAAGCTATCTTGTTGAATAAATATCAGGAAACTATTAAAGCATTGGCTAGTAAAGAGTTATATAAGGAATTGTATCCAGAGGATAAAGATGAAGAGAAAGTTAATGATATTGTGTTTGATTTTGGAAATGGAGGAAATAATGGTGGGAATAATGGCGGGAGTGGAAATAGTAGTGGAGGTAGTGGTGGAAATGATATAACTTTTGATTTTGGAAATAATAATGTGAATAGTAATACTGAAGGAAATCAAGGAAATAATAATCCACAAACATTTACACCACAATTCACATTTGGACAAACATTTGATCCTAATTTCACCTTTGGTTAGTTAGAGATATTATAGAGACATAATTATAAATAAAATTTATTAAAAACAATAAATTTTAAAATATTGAAATTCAGGACAAATGATTCAAAAATGATTTTCTAAATTTTATGATTTTTTTCTGAAGATTGGGATTTGGGGATTCTTATATAGTATTAGAAGAATTTTGTATAGAAAAAATATATAGAAATAGG